CCCGGAAATGAAATATGTGACGATGAGGATAACCAAGAAATTGTACATCAGCAAGTGCAGGATCTGTCAAGGCAGCGGGATATTTATGGATGCCTTCTTTTTGCCAGGTGATCCAGATTTGTCGCTGTGCGTGTTCCATCACACGATCCACTGTTGCTCTTTGTTCTTGGTTCATGATTTCAAACTTTCAAATGTCACAATCTTGCCCAGGGCCTCACCAAGATTTTCATCTTCATGTACAATGTGCAGGTCACAGTGATGTTGATCCTTGCGTTCATCATATTTGTTGTATTCCACTATGGTACCACCATTGGCACGATACACAGTAAAGTTCATTCTATGCCGACTGCTGCCAATACTTGCAGATTCCTTCATCCCTATACTGAGACCACGCTCTGCACGATCTACTGACACTTGTGTATCATCGCGGTTTCTAAGATACTTGGCACGTTTCAATATCCAGTTGTCTAGCCATTTCATAATTTACTATCACCTTTGTAATCATCCCATGAAGTAAATGTCTCACGGCTCATCAGGCTGTGTAGACTGTGGCACCAGACGCCGGGATTGGTAGCGTCAAAGTCCTTGTCATCTATTTTTAACATTGTATTATAATTCCACAGTTTTGTATACGGCACACTTACTCGAATCTGCGGAATGAAGTTGCGGTAGTCACACAAGCCGCCTTCATTGAATTCTTCCACTGCTGAAATGGGAATGTCCAGTGTGCAAAGGTAACCACGTGCCAAAAAGTATGTGATCATGCTTTCCCACTTGCGCCACTCTTCAGGCGACTTGGGATCGAAACTGTGGTTGGCACCAAAGAATATGTGCTCTTCGCCATGTATGTGTGCGATGATTGAATCAATGGGTTGGATACCCACGACAAACAATGTTTTCTTTCCAAAGGCAGGAGTGCGTTCTACTTCTACACCTTTGAAAAAGTCAACGTTGGCATGTCCTTCACGTTTCATACTGTGGCCTCTAATTTATCAAGTTTGCTAGAATCAAAATCTTCTTGTTCAGTTTGTTCGTATTCAAACAGTGCAGTGAACTGAGTACGTGCATTCATGGCCTTCTTGCCTTTAAAACCACGTGTGCCCACAATCTCCATCCAGTAGTCACTATAGTATTCAATGATGGCATCAGACTCCGCCCGTGTAGGTGCGGCAAATATGGCTTCCACAATGTCTTCAAACTTGGCATAGTCGCCTGTACTACGGCGCATCATGGCAGGATGTTCACCAGCATCAAAGCGTCTGTTGGCTTCTTGCACAGCAGTCAAGTGCATCCAAACATTATGGCCCATCAGCAGGGCATAACTAAAACTGTCCCATGATGTTTTGCCCCATTTGCCATTTTTGTTCATGTCTGGCAACACATCATACAAGTCGGGGTCTCGGAAGTTTTCTTCTGTAAGTGTCACACCAGGTTTGGGTGTACCTGCCTTGTAAATGCAAATGTCTTTCATCTTGAGCATGTCACTTAGTGGACTGTCTTCCCAGCGTGGATAGATACCATCTGCCACAACACCATCTGACCACTTGCGTGTGTCCGCGGCATACTTCTTGTCGTCTGCTGACGGTGCCATGCGATACGACCATTTTGAATCATGTTCAAAAACATTCTCAAAGTATACCTGTCCATTGGCTGTGGCGAGGAATGGGCTGGCACAATCAAAGGAGATAGAGAATGCGGGATTAGCGTATTTTCTAACTGCCCTTTGAATCACGGTGAGTAGCACAGCCCATTCCAACTTGCTTGTACCCAAGAAGTGCATCCAGTCGTGTGTGCCTTCTTGTAACAATCCATCATATTTCAGTGCAATCAATCTACGCAATACCAAATGCACATCACACATGTTTTGTCCACCCATGGCCCAGCCATCAAAGTGTGTGTCAGGATACTTCACAGGATCACAATATTCTTTCATGGTTTGATACCATGTTTCTGCTGAAGTATGATTGTCGCCTTGCAATACGTTTAGAAACTTGGCACCACCATTGTTCTTGCCTTTACGGTTCTTCATGAAATAATCATTGTTGTACTTGGTGGCATCCACTGCTTCTTCCAGTGTTCGGATGCCACAAGCCTTGCTGGCTTTCTTGTCATGAATAACCCAGGTAGGGATATCAAGAATCATGCCATAGTCACTGATGGTATCCAGCCACTTCAAAATACTACTACGTTTCTTTTCTGCTTTGGCACAACCCGAATTGGCTTTCCAATCGCCTTCCCACAGGCCTTTGGCAATCTGGAATCCACCCGAGTCTCCCAGCATGAATGTACCAGGCTCACGATTGCGAACCATGTCTTCTGACCAGTCTTGTTTGGTCAAATCTAAGTTGGCATGACCACCTGAGTACAATGACCACTTGTAGGGAAACATGGCTTTCTGACTGTTGAGCCAGTTCATCTGTTCCATGTCTGTCAGTCCTTGCGGAAAACGTGCAGGATCCACATATGGTTCGTTGCGTTGTTTGCCCACAAATGTGGCATAGAAACCTGATATGGCTGGTAAGAACACAGCGTAATCAAGTTGTTTAGCGGTTAAGTTATCCTGCAATTTTTCCCCAATCAAATTTCAACCACACACGTTCATAAATGTATTGACCTACTGCTAGTACAATATGAATAACAACTGCATCTCCCAGTCCAGTCCAAAATGCTGTAAGTGTCAGTGCTACCAATCTCCATGCTGCCAGTCTAACAAACGTGCGTAGATGTGTTTCTGTCATTACTTGCTTTGTGCAGGCAAGATATAGTTGTAAACAGCCACGCCTGAATCCACAGTGATCTTGGCAGCACCATCATCACTAATGCGAATAGTCTTGTCACCAGTCAGGGCCATGATGGCCATGAACTGTGAGGCCGGCCATGACCAGGCACGTTTCAATTGACCATTTACACCTGAATGAAACACAAAGTTACCAGCGTGTGTTGAGTGATCACCAAAGAAAAACTTCAAATCGCCGTTTTCAGTCCGGGCTTGAAAGTTAGGCTCTTCCGCATTGGCCTGTGCCTGCATACGCAGTCGCTGGATGGCAGCCACAGTGGGTTCAAATTCAATGTGCCAGGTGACACCTTTGAACTTGGGTGTTTTGAGTTTGTCGTTCACAATCTCTGCTGCCATGAAACGATATGTGTTGCGGAAGTCTCCTCCAGCATTTTCAAACTCAATACCATCAGGTGCGCCTGTGGCTTTTTTGGTCAATTTGAGCTTGGCATTTTCTTTGTACTCTTGCAAGTTCAACAAGATTTTCAATTTGTTCAAGTTGGGCATGCCAAATGTGCCAATAAAATCTGGGTGTGGGTTTTTGAATTCGCCTTCTAATACCACTGACAAGTCTTCTGCCACACCCACAATGGCTGTGCTTTTGTCATCGCCCGTGATCTTGATCAAGTCAATGCAGCCAAGATCGTGTGTGTGTTCTACCAAGTCTTTAAGATAATCTCTCATGCTTACTCCTATGTTGTATGATTATATAGATTTTTTTACTCGTGTGCAACTATTTTGGCCAGGCTCTGACCGCCTCTAAGGGATTCAATTTCGCCAGGTCTGCGGATCTCCATCCAAGCAATGTCACCTTGCCCACGATTCACAGCAAGGATTTCAAACCCAACTTGATTGCAGTGGGCTTGTATTTCTCTTCCAGGTGTATAGCACATAAAACTCTTTTCCGCCAGAGCCACACCATGTGCCCAATCACAATCGTTAAATGTGAATATGGCCACCCCGCCTGGTCTTAATCGTGCAAACATACTGTCCAGATATTGACGCACCACCTTCATGGGTTTGTAGTTGAAGTAGTTGTAGGCAAATATCAGTCCGTATTGATTCACAGGCAATTGCCACAGTGCATCGGTATACTCGTAGTCGTTGATCACATATGGTCTCAGTCTGCGTTGATATTCTGGAGTAAATGCTTGTACTGCAGGAGTTAATAACTCCTCGTGCTGATCTACTAGATACAATGGATCCAGTGGCACTAGGTCTTCAATAAACTTTTCTCGTCCGGGGCGCATGATCAAGCCGGGCAGTCGCCAGTCTGTGTACTGTAGAAGTCGCCCTGTGAGCAACAGTCGGCTGTCTGCGTCAATGCTGAGTCGACGATTCAAAATGTACTCGTTGGTTTCGTAGCACATTTCTTCTTCATACAGTCGTTGACTGGCCTGGTATTGCGCAGGTTCAAGTGCAGAGATTTGTTCACGCACATTGGCTTTGAGCTCGTCCAAGGCAGTTTGTGCATGTTGAAACTCACGAGAGATATTGTTGATCTTTTCAGCAAATGCACTGCCGTACTCGTCAATTTGCACAGCATGATTTGCTACCACATGGCCTATTTCGTGAAACTTTTTGACAGCCGCATGATAGTCAGGAGCAAGTTCATTGCTGTCCAACAAATTCAAGTATCCAACAAGTTCGCTCAGTTTCATTCGAAAGAAAATAATGAAGTAAATGTGTTTTCTGTGTTGGTGGCCGCAGCCAGGTCCCAGTCCAACACGCCCAACAGGTTGTCAATCTTTTGATCCACCACAGTGGCTTCCATTTCTGTGTCGTCAAAAGGCAAGTCCTTGAACCACTGCGGCAAATGCATTTCGTCTGTGGGATAACCAATAGATGTCCAGCCTAGCGCATTGCTTCTGAGTTTGCACACAATGGTTTTCATACCGTCGACCACCTGCATACTGTAGTTGTCTGAATTCATTCGTCTCAAGTTGTTCCAGTTCAAAGCTGCACGTACATGCCCGGGCATGTTGGCTTTGCCCAGGCGTTCTTCTTCCTTGCCGTACTTGGTCAAGTTGTTCACACGCTTGGGTGAGCCTTTTTCCCAGCCTGGTCGCTCTTTGAATTCGTACTTGAACTCACGCACACGTTCAATAATTTCATCACGTTCAGCACCGGCCAGCACTCGATTTAGAATTTCCAGCAAGAAGTCTTGAATAACTTTGGGTGTATCACTACGTTTCAAGTCCAGGCCAGTGGCCTTGGTCTTGCCAATGGCACCGTTGACATCCAGTCGCTTGTTTTCAATGTCAATGGCGTTGACTGCATAGCGTTTCTTGGTGATGAACAAGCCACGGTCTGCCACTGTTTCACGTCCGGCCTTGATCAATTCGCCCATGTCTCTGGGGCAGTGGAAAGCACGTTCCATAAACGCTGGGAATGAATCGTTGACTTGGTCAGCGATTGAATCGTACAGTTGTATGCAGATTTCTTTTGACCACTCCATGCGGCCTTCAGCGACTTCTTGTTTCAGCACAGGCCATGCTGAGAAATAACAACTGTCTGTGTCACCGTAGATCACTGCCTTACCCACATGGTCATATTCACCTGTGATACACTCATTCAAGTAGGCATCCATGTGTTTGGCAATGCTTCGTCCTGTCAGTGTTGTGGATTGCCCAATTCGCTTGTCAAAGAATCTGCAACCAGGATTCAAAATAGCACCATACAAACTGTTGAGGTTAATCTTTTTAACCAGTTGACGCTTGTCCCAGAAAGCAATTTCCTTGGCATCCTTGGCTTCTTTCTTTTTGGCCTGCATTTCTTTGCGTTCGGCATACCAGCGTTCCAACAAGCCAGGAATAACGCCTTTCTTTTCATAGGTGAATATGGTACCATTGGCACTGAGTATCCAAGGCTGGTTTGAGTCAAACAACATGTACCAAATTTCAGCACCTGAGTGTACAGTCTCCTCACCTGACTGCCAGTCAATGGTGATCTCTGTGCCACGTTGCTGTTCCATGACCGCTGTGTATTCTAGACTGGCAAACACACCTTCCCATGCAGCCGCAAATGAATCGCCTTTGGCCATTTTGTCTCGGATGTATCGGTCAGTCATTATGGGACGCAATTGGCCTATAATGGTTTCTGGACCCATGTTCAACGCACGAATTGCTGACGGATATAGACTGTTGATGTCCACAGATCCAATCCATTCATGCAATCCTTTGCGAGGATATGCCACATAAGCACCTGCTGCCTGTGTGTCCTCGTCAGTGAGTCGTTGTTGGCGGTTGGGCACAACCATGCCACGTTCGTGTGCTTCGTTGATAATGGCCTGTTCAGTCACTGCCACAGCACCCATTGTGGTGGCCAACAGCACTGTGTTGGCATGTGCTAGTTCGCTAGCCAGTTCCAAGAAGCGTAATTTCTTGTCCAGTTTGTCCAACAACAAGGTATCTTGTCTGTTGTATTCAATAAAGGTTTTAAAGTGTTGGTTATACAGTTGATCCAATGTGCCTTCAAACTGTGTCTTGCGTTCACCTAGTTCGTATTCGGCAATGGCATCCAAGCTGTAACTGTGCCGCTCTTCATAAGTGTATTTGCGATACAGTTGCATATAGTCCATATGCACACGGCCCACCAAGTCATAGGTTTCATTTTCAGCACCAAAGCGTTCAAACATACGCTTCTTGGGAAATTGTCCCCACAAACAAAATCGTCGTGTGTCATCTTTGCTGAGCACTCGAGTGATACGATTCACTGTGTAAGGTATGTCATAGCCTTCCGAGTTCCAACCACTCAAGATGTCAGCATCATCTATGAGATCCAGGAACATCTTCAACATTTCTGTTTCTGACTCGCACAGCACAGTGTTTTCAAATTCCGCACAGATCTCGCGAGCAGTCTCCTCACTCATGTGGCGTGGTGCCACCACAAGGGTGACCAGTTGCTCCAACCAATTCAAATATACCGATATGGCAGTGATGGGATTGAAAGGATCTGTTACCGGTGAAAAGCCACGAACCGCATCAAACCCAACTTCAATGTCGAAAAAGGCTGTGTGTAGCGTAGGGGCGTCTTGGTCTTTGTAGTTTTCTTCAAAGCATCGGAAGATGGGATTGATATCCGATTCATAAATTTGCCGCCCGCTTTGTGCTCTGACTTCCTTGCGGAACTCTTTGTTGTTGCGTGTGCTGAATCTTGACACAGGTGTGCCATAGATGCTTTGGAATTTGCCCCTAGGATCGTCGTAGTAAAAAACATAATTGGCAGGATACTCTCGATACTGCCTTTTGCCTTCTCGGCGTTCTACCACGTGAATGCGATCGTGTTCACGATCAAATAGTGCGTCAATATAACTCATTTGTCTCCGTTTGTGGCCGGTATAGCCTTGCTACATGTTCGTGACGTGAACGACTCGTTGCTGTTGAAAGCAATATTTATAGCGTCTTGCCCACAGTTTCAAGAATTGTTTCCAACAGTTCTTGATCTTGTTTGGTTTTGCCGAACTCGGCCTTGTGTGCCACACGAATGGCTTTTTTCAACACAGCCGGTTTGATTTCTAATTCTTCTGCAATGGCCTTGATGGTGTCGGACAAGCCGCCTTGCAGGGTGTCAATCTCGTGCATGACCTGCATGCCTTCATTGATGATTTGGGTGAGTTTGATCTTTTGATCGCCGTTGAATGATTTGGTATCCATGTGTACTCCTAAAACACTAGTATAACACGGAAATTTAAGTTGTCAACGGGAATTTGCTCGCTTAAGGTGTGTGTCTGACTTTTAACAGTCTTAAAAAACTGAATATGTTAATATACATCCAGCCTATATCAAATTCAAACCAACGGCGACTGAGACGAGGATTGCCGGGTTCCAAATGATGATTATTGTGCAGACATTCACCACCAATAATAATGCCCCAAGGACTAATGTTCCTACTTTTATCTTTAGTTTCTCCATTGCGATACCCCCACCAATGTCCAATACCGTTGACAACACCTGCGGCCCAGAATGGGATCCACAACATTTGAATCCCCCATATTAGTATGCCCCACCAACCAAAGACGATGATGTTGAACACAAAGAGAATGCCAATGCCAAGTCTGGAGTGACTACTGTATAAGTTGTGCTCAATCCAATCAGCAGGAGTGCCAACACCGTATGTGTCAACCATGACTTTATCTTTTGATGCTTCATAATATAGCATTGCTCCTTTGAAAAAAACTCTTTTGATTCCATACACATGAGGACTGTGCGGATCGCCTGGTTCATCGCTGTGTCTGTGATGCTTGCGATGTATGGCTACCCATTGTTTTGTGACCATGCCAGTCGTGAGCCATAGCCAAAATCGCATAAAGTGACTTAGTATTGGGTGAAATATCAATGCTTTGTGTGCTTGACCTCTATGTAAAAAAAGTGTGACGCAAATGATTGTGATGTGTGTTGCTATTAGAGTATATAAAATCATAAAGGTTTATGGTCATTAGAAAATGCTCACTTCAAGCATCACGGTAGCGAATCGTTTTGCCTGCCCAGCAGCCGGGCCACACGGTCCTAAGGTAGGTGTGATCGGTTATTTGGCAGGCTTGATGCCAGCTAGATGTTTCATACGGTTTACACTTTCATTTGTGCCTATAAAACTGTCGGCAGCGTGTTTGGCCAGTTCATCGTTACTGGAGCCAACATAGTTCTTGCCCACGTTAGCACCTGTAGCACCCCCAAAGCCTACTCCTTTGACTTGTTGTTGTGCCTGCCCGGTCATGTTATTAGTGGCAGTACTAGTTGTGGTACCAGACAATTGACCTGCGCCAATGTTGGGACCAACAGTTTTCTGTGCCATTGTTGCTGGGCCCAGAGTAAATGTTCGATCAGTTTGTTTTGTATAACCGCCTGGTGTCTTGGTCTGTGACACAGACATTGGACCTTGATTGAAATTTGTGGTCACATCACCAGTGTCCGAATCTGTGGTTTGGCTTACACCAAAGTCCATTTCGTCCAACTCTGTTCCACGTATCATGCGTTGTATTTGTTTGAGTCGGTGATAGTTGTGTTCAGCATCACGACCAGCATAGTAGGCCTGACCATCTGCGTACTCGTAGTCAGGATCGCGGTTGAGTTCTGCTTGGCGTACCAGTTCGTCAATGTTGGGATATTTGTCTGCTAGGTCTCGGCGTTGTTTGGCCTGATCCACAGGTGGTGCGGTATATGGTCGGCCTCTAGCATCTGCCCTACCAAGGCCACGTTCTCTTTTGGCAATGGTTTGGTCAGCAGCAGCAACTTTAGCAGGATCATCACGGCCAAAGAATCGGTTTGTCTGTGCTAATGCTTTGTTCACAGTGGCCTTTTTGCGATAGTCGCCCAGGCTGACTTCATTCACTTTATTTTTGCTTTCTTCGTAATTCTTTTGCACTTCAGCGTTGCCTTGTGCATCAATATAATTGGAACCTGAATAATTTTTTCCTGTTTTGGGATCAGTGTGATCCCAACTGGCCAATGATTTTTGCTGGCCAGTTGCAGGGTTTTTCTGAATGGTTGTGCTGGTATATGTTTGATTGGACTTGTTTCCAGTGTCAGTTGTACGCATGTCAGCATAATTGCTCACAACGTCGAACCCATCATCTTCCGCCACACCTAATCTTTTATTTGCAGCATCAATACCCTGTCTACGTTTAGCAGACAAACTAACATTTTTCTTCCATGTTTCGTCATCAGCATCGCCGCTAACTACATCATCTGCGGCTCTTTTTTGTGCTGATGCTTTTTTACGATAACTCTGTAATGTTTGTTGACTAACTTCTTCTAATGAGCCTTCCGCCATGCCTTGCTGCAATCCTTGCACTTCATTTTTGAGCACACTCATGGCTCGCTGTAGACTACCATAAGTGTCAATGTGTCTACCGTTGGCGTAGATCATGAAGTCTGTGGGACTGGATTGAATGATTTCATATTTGCCACCATCAGCACCTGTGCCCAAAAACACGACCTTGCCGACCATGCCTTCTACCATGGCCGCTGTGTTGTCATCGCTCCAGAAACCACCATCATTGGGAGTGGGCATGTCTGGAAACTGTTGTCGGTAATAGTCATCCCATTCTTCATCATCGGGAGTTATATTCATTGTTTGCCCAACATCATTTTGAGTTCTGAAAACTGTGCCTGCATCTCTGTGTTGGTAATAACTTGGGTATTGCTTGCGCCGTGCCGCTGCTTCAGATTCCTCTTCTGCTACAAATTTTTTATTATTGAATAAATCGTTGATGATCATGATTATCGTTCTTCTATGTAATCTTGACTGAGATCCTGCTCAGGCTGTTGTTGACGCCGGCGGGCTTGGTACAACTTCACTGCCATGCCAGCATGATCTAAGTTTTTAAATCTGCTGGGCAATGCTCGCTCTCCACGGCGTAGTTCATAACCTTGATTGTCGTCGCCCCAGCATTCCAAGGCTACGCCATCCGCCATTTCAAATGTGGCAGCAGGTGTGGCTGGTTTACCGTCGACAGTGGCCGGAGCATAGTCAGCGGCGGTCTTACGATCAACCACATTAGATTTCAAATTGACATCAGGCATATTGGCTGGATTGACCACAGATTTGGCCATTCCTTGAACATTTGCTGCTGCTTGATTGGCATCAAACTTTTCTAATTCATCTGCATCAGTAGCATCAATGGTTTTTTGTGCTTGAACATATTGTTGTTGCTGTGCCGGGGACAATTTAGCATATGAAGGATCTTTGGTTGGGTCTTGACCTTTCATTTGTCTTACGGTGTTGGCAGCAAATTTGGTAGCACCGGGCATGTATTTCTTAATAGCATTACCGGCAGTTTGTGCCTGCTGATTAGCATTTGGTTGTGCTGTAGCACCAGAGAAATCAAGTTCATCTAATAAATTTAAATCACTGTGAGCAAACGCTACAGTATCACGACCATCTTCGTCCCCTATACGGTACACGTACACACCTGCATCATCATCACCAGATTCATCTGGGCCAATTTCCCAACCCATTGCAGCCAAGGTGTTTTGTGCTTTGGACATTTGTTGTTCTGTGCCATTCCACCATTGTGCAGCCAGTTGACGCAGTATTTCTTCTTCGTCGGGTTCACGGTCATCGCCGCCTGGCGGTGCAAATTCATCAAGGTCTTCTTCGGCCCGGCCTTGTTTCACAGCATCAACTGCTTTGTCTTTCAAGTCGCGACTCACTGCAACTTTCTTTTCTAACTTGTCCAAGTACTGTGTTAGATCTCGCTTGACCTTGCTGATCATGTCTTCTTCAATCTCAGCCATGGCTTCTTCAAGTGCAGTGCGACGGGGTTCTACACTATCGCCAACCATGTATCCGTCCATGGGGTGAGCAGGATCAGTCTTTGCACCCAGGGCACGAATATGCCGGGGTTTGAACAGTGCAGGCAGTTGCGGCACTTTTTGTTGTGCAGGGCTCAATCGACCCTCCACTGTAGCCAGGCGTTGTATTATGTCACGGATGTCGTTGCTCATGCTCGCTGGTCTTTCAAGAAACTTCTCAGCATCCAGCCGTGCTTGCCGTGTGCATCAATTCGTGCTGCCAAAAAGTCCATGATGCCTTGCTGATTTTCTGATTCAGCCACGGCAAATGTTTGGTTCAACAGATCAATCAACTGTTGATTGTTGGCATACAATTCTTCAATCATGAGTCTGGCTCGGGGGATTTTTGTTTGTCCAGAGATTACAGACAGTTCGCCAAATCTTTCAAAACTGCCAGGGGTGTAGTCATCCAGGATGCGAATAAACTCTGCTGTTTGATCAATGGAATTTTCGTACACTTCTTCGTAGATGTTGCCAAAGAACTCATGCAGTTGTGCAAAGTCAGGCCCTTCCACATTCCAGTGAAACAACTGTGCTTTGATCACAAATGCATATTCAGTTGCTAATAGAGTTTTTAAACTGTCCGCGAGCATTTTTATTCCTTTTGTATTCCTTGGGCGTGTTAGGCGTAGGATCTGATCCAGTTACATATTTACCTGTCAACATGGAACCGCCAGATCTTGACACCATGCCCAGGGCTGATTCTACAGGGGCAATACTACCCGATGCTGTGGTGCCTGCTGACGCTGATTCTGTAATTTCATGTGCTCGCATCTGATATCTCCAATGTTGGTTGACCTTGATAATCTATTATTCTTCCGGGTCCTGCTGTGATTCTGTAATTTCGTACTTTGATTCGACCATTGGCATCGTCTACAGTTTCAAATCTTAAAGGATAAATGCCAGGCCCTGCTTGAATCTGAAACGATTCTTCTAGATAGCAGTTGTCCCATATCCAGGTACGCTCAGTGAACAGCTCATTGTTTACATAAGTTCGATAACGAAATGGCTGGCCATACACCTTGGCGGTAACATCGCACTCAACTCGGACAAAATGTGTTTGCATATTGTATTTAGCAAAATAGCAGCCTATAAATATCCCATGCTAAAGTTAGATCAAATACGCCAGGTGCATGTGGAACTCACCACCAGGTGCAATGCTCGCTGCCCCATGTGTATGCGTAACTATCGAGGCCTAGATTACAACTCCGGGTACCCTGATGTGGAACTAAGTCTGGCCAATTTCCAGCACATCATGAGTTCTGTAATAGCACAACTAAAATGTGTGAACTTCAACGGCAATCTTGGCGACTTTGCATCAGCAAAGGATGCAATAGAAATAGTTGAGTATGTTGTGGCACACAAAATTGCAGTAAACATCAATACCAATGGCAGTTTGCGTAATCAGGACTGGTGGCGTAGATTGGCCCTGCCAGGAGTCACTGTAGGATTTGCTTTGGATGGATTGGCAGACACTCATGCGTTGTACCGCCAAGACACAGACTGGAACAAAGTTGTTGCCAATGCACAGGCTTTTATTGCAGCCGGAGGACAAGCTGTGTGGCGGTTTGTTCCTTTTGACCACAACCGTCATCAGGACCAGCAGTGCAGACAGATGGCACAAGACATGGGATTTGTAAAATTTGAAAACATCTACGATGGTCGGGATTCTGGACCAGTGTTTTCTAGGTCGGGGGAATACAGCCATCGCATTGGCACAGACCCTAGCGGGCATACACCACACATCAAAGATTTATTACAAAATCACATCACATGGTTTGACCATCGCACGGTGCAAAGTCACAAAGATGTGCCTGATCTAAAACTACGTTGCCAACACAAACTAAAACAAGAAATATACATAGCCGCAGATGGATCAGTGTATCCTTGCTGTTATTTGGGATTTTATCCTGAAACCATGCACCACGCTGGCAACAGTCAGACAAAAGAATTAGTGCAAGAAAACAACGCACTTAAATATGATTTGGCACATTGTTTGGCATGGTTTGAATCAGTGGAACAAACCTGGGCAAAAGATAGCATTGCTGATGGCAGGCTGTATCAATGTGTCAACAGTTGCGCAATCACCTAAGGAAAATATGACTTCAGCAAAAATTTTATATCTAGCACGATATCGTGTGCCACATGCTATCATGAGCCTGCAGCCTGAGTTTACTCAAAATCTTATTGGCATAGATCGTACCTGTATTGCCAGTCCTGTGCCCCAAGAAGAACTATGGCCCATATTTGAAAAGTATGGCATTGATACGTCAACATTTGATTATGCACCCGACAGTGAGATCTACAGACTGTACCCTGAAGTCAACAACTGGGTGTTTGAGGGCGACTACAGAACATACTGGTTGCGTCAACAGGCCATCAAGTTTGCTTTCCTTGACTATCTCAACTATGACTTGATGATCATGCACGACTGTGATTGCTTGTTGATCCGGCCCTATGAACCTATCAAAGATGGTGTGTTGAATTTCCAAGTGCTGGAAAATGAACGTCACAGTTGGGGCTACTACGAAAGCATCAAGAATGGTCTAGGCTTTGAACGCCTAACACCACACTGCTTTATTTCAGAATTTGTGCCGGTACTCAAACAAGACTTCAACGACTTGGTAAAATTCTT